ATCATGAAGAACTTTGTAAAGGCGATCACAAACCTGACGCCGCACCATGGCCCGAAGGGTGCCTACTTTACCCTCGTAGACTCCCGTGGCGACGACTTAGACACGTTAAAGCGCAAACTCCAGACCGATTTGAAGTCCTGTATCAGCAATCGGACGTAAACCCAGCCAATGTTTTAGTAGATCCGCTATGGGTTTCAGGCGGTAAAGGCAAAGATGGGGTAGAACACCCTGGATGTTGGGACAATGATAGAGATATATGGGAGTTACCTCCTGGTATATCAGAAGATTTGTTTGTTATAGCTACAGCAGACCCATCACCATCTAAGTTTTGGGCTTTACAATGCTGGGCATACAACCCTAACTCCGAGTATAGGTACCTATTAGAATCATATCGCCGCAAAATGGATGCTCCAGCGTTCTTAGATTGGAGCCATGAAGACCAATGTTTCTCTGGAGTAGCAGAAGACTGGTGGCAGATAACTAATAAGATGGGTAGACCTATAACTCACTGGGTAGTTGAGGCAAATGCTGCACAAAAGTTTATTATGCAGTACGATCATTTCAGACGATGGGCCGCATTAAGGAACGTACAACTAATCCCACACTACACACATAGTAGAAATAAGGGAGATCCAAAATACGGTGTGCAAATGTTGGCACCATTATGGAGAGTAGGCCGTATCCGTTTACCAGGAAAACAAAATACAGAAGCAAGACCACATTCTTTGTTATTAGTTAATGAAGTAACTAAATGGAATGCAGAAGGAACTGGTGCTCGCACCGACGATTGCGTTATGGCACAATGGTTTCTTGAACATAACTTAGAAAAATTACATACACCGAGTATAGTTAATACTAAACAATGGCGACCTACATGGCTTTCTACAGCGGAATAATAATGAGGTAATTGTGAAGACCGTAGATGAAATTTTAGCTATCTATTCTTCGAGAGTTAGCATCAACAACTTTGCTAAACAACGAATGCGTACGCTCAGAGATCATTATAACGGGGAAATAGTTGTACCGCTACCAGAGATTGATTCCAACGAACAGTCTGCTGTAGCAAACTTACTAGCACAAGGTCTTGATCAGACAGCTATGCGTATAGCTTCAACAAGTCCTGACATTCATTGTCCTCCACTTGACAGTCATGTTAAACGTTCCCGTAATAATGCTTCTATTAAACGTCGTGCTTTGTTTGGGTGGTGGGAACATAGCCGAATGGATTTGCAACTATCAAAACGTGCAAGACATTTGATTGGTTACGCAACAACATGTACACAATTAGTTTATAACCCTAGAACTGGATGCCCTGAATGGCATGTACGTGATCCTTTAACTGCATATCCGTCAACATTGTTTGGTCCACAAGACTTACGTCCAAGAGATTGTATTTTTGCGTATGAAAGAAGCGTTGGTTGGCTTAACCTTCATTACCCTGAAGCTGCTTTTATTTTACAACAGCAAGGATTAGCTGACGGTAAAACTGATGCAATGAACAATGATACAGTAATTGATTTGATTGAATACTTAGACGCTGAAGAGACTGTTCTTTTTGCTAGCAGAGCTACAACAGGAACGCAACTAGGTACATATGGAACTACAAACTCTGTACCTAATATTGTGAATGTAGAGTTAGAACGTATACCTAATAGATTAGGTGAAACTCCTGTAGTGTTTGCATCTCGCATAAGTCTTGATGCGCCTCAAGGGCAATTCGACGGCATACTTGGTATGTACCAAATGCAAGCTAGGCTTATGGCCCTTGAAGTTATTGCAGTACAAAAAGGTGTGTTCCCAGATACGTGGCTAGTAGGCCGTGCTGGAGAAACTCCTCAGATTGTTAACCCTGCCGATGGGCTTACTGGCGAAGTTGGTGTCATCCGTGGTGGTGACATCAAAGATGTACAGATGCAACCAGGGTATATGACTAACCCAGCTATTGATCGCCTCGAAAGAGGACAACGTTTAACTGCTGGTATCCCTGCCGAGTTTGGTGGAGAGTCAACATCTAACATTCGTACTGGACGTAGAGGTGACGCTGTACTTGCAGCAGTTGTAGATTTTAATGTTCAAGAATCTCAACGTGTAATGGCTCGTTCTTTACAAGAAGAAAACAAAATAGCTATAAACATTGCAAAAACGTATGCCGGTAATCGTCCTCAAAGCTTTTATGTAAATACTAAAAACGCTAAAGGCAGAGTTGACTATAAACCTAAAGACAATTTTGAGACAACAGATAATATTGTTTCATACTCGCATCCAGGTGCAGACATAAACAACTTGGTTATTAGCGGTGGTCAACGTGTAGGCATGGGAACTATGTCAAAGAAATCATTTATGATGATTGATCCTTTAGTTGATGATCCAGAGTTTGAGCATGACACTGTAATAGCAGAACAACTTGAGCAAGCTTTACTATCTTCTATACAGCAACAAGCTGCTGAAGGTGTAATACCTCCAGGAGATTTAGCGCGCATAATGAATTTAGTTGCTAATGACAAAATGGAATTAGGAGCTGCTGTTGAAAAAGTTCAACGTGAAGCTCAAGAACGTCAAGCTGAACAAGTTGAAGCTATGGCTCCTGAAGCACAAGCTGGTTTAGGTATGGCAGGTATGGGGGCAGAGTCTATGGTCGAAGAACAAATAGTTGAAGAAGAAGTAGCTGCAACTCCTTCGTTGCAAGAATTGTTAGGTGTATAAAATGCCAAGGTCTAACAAAACGCAACCTGCTGCTGCCGCTAAAGGACAACAGTACGGAGAAAAAAAAGAACAACTTGATTCTCAAAGCGAAATGCCGTTACCTTCTATTGAAACTAATGTTCGACCTCAACAAGATCTTGCTCCTAGAAGATCTGCGCCTGTATCAGGTGAAGGTTTTAGCCGTTCGAAGTTACCAAACCAACCAATAACTACACCTATAGGTGAACAAGTATTTAACATTAAAGATGTTCCTCTTCCACCAGAAAGAGTTCAAATGTTAGGACCAGCGTTACACGAATTTTTAGCGTTAGCTAATAACATAAATGCTGATCCTGATATACAAACTTTTGTTAGAAGAATGCAAAACTTTATCCCAACTAAATACGATGTGCCTCAATGAGCTTTGGAAGTCGCGTATACAAAATTGTTAGATCACCTATAGACTTAGGAGCGCAAGCTCTTGATCTAATTTTTGATGGGGTAATTCGATTACCTGAAGAACAATTTGATGTTATAGATTCTTTTTGGGAATCTTGGCGTGACAACATAATGGGTCAAGAAAGCAAAAGCGGTACTGGAGAAAAATCTGTACTTGGTTCAGCGTTTGGACCAGAAGGTATGATCGGTTCTGTTGTAGGCGCATTACCTACTGAAGGTGCACCAGGGATAATACGTCGTGAAGGTGGCAAACTTCTTTGGGACCCAATGATGCAGTCCTTGCAATACAGTTACAAAAATTTTGTTGATAGACCAATAGGAACTTTAGCTAGTTTATACAATATAGGGCTTGCTGAAAACAATCAGTACTATAGAGATAACCCACAGTACGGTGGTTTAAGCGGATTAAATCCGTTGATGATGCTTGATGAAGTTAAAAATCGTGTAGGTGATGGAGTTTTTAATTCACGTCTTTACGATATAAGTACATACTCAGATGTTTGGAACATTAGTGAAAGCAGAAGCGCAGGGCAAGCAATAATTTTAGCTTTGCGTTCTACTAACGTTTTAGATCCTGAAGAACTTGAACGAGAAATGGGAACTCAGTGGTACCAGATAGGTAGTGGTATTATAGATTTTAATTTAAATATTGTTGGTGATCCTGCGTTTATTGTAGCTAAAGGTTTACGTGCAGGTTATGCAACCAAATTAGCTAAACAACAATATGCTCAAACTGGCACATATGATTTAAATGCTTTAAAAGGCAGAAGCCCTTTTACTCCTTTTCTTTATAAAGACGACATTGTGCGGCCAGGGCGTAGAGGTAAACCAGACAGAGTTATAAATAGAGATACTTTGTTTTGGGAAAAATGGGATTACAATCCTCAATGGGAAAAAAGGATTACACCTGCCACAGTAAACGAAGCAATAACTAGTCCTGGTTTTGTTACTTATAAACAAACTGTTCAAAATATTGGTTACAGATTGTTAGGTGAGTTAACGCCTGAAGCAAGAGGTGACATAGATCCTAGTTATTTAACAAGTAGTGAACTGCCATATGATCTTCCAGAAACTAATTCTGTAAATTCAAATATTTTAGTAGAAGAAGATCCATTTATTTCTAGTCCAGAAGAACCGATGTTAACTCTTTCAACAGCAAATGCTTTGATTGCTGAGGGACTTAATACAAATAAAAAGAATCAATTAATACAGTTGTGGGAAAACATATTAACGTATGAACGTGACACAAAATTCCCTGGGACTTTTGATACACCTACAGGTGAATTGTTTGACCTTCCAAATATTAAAGATGTTCTTGACTCTGACCCAGGTACCTTATTTGAAATTGAAGAAGCACTTTTTAAAAGAACTCAAAAAATAGAAGTAGATCTTAACGCTTTACAACGTCACAAAGTAGTAGTTGATGAATATAAAGATTATTTAAATACATTTTTTGATGATGCTGATACACGAGTATCAGATTTTGATAATGAAAGATTTACATTAAACCCAGATGACATTTTTTTAGATGACACTATTCAAAAATTATCAGAAGAACTTGATGTAGTAACTTTTCAAGAAGATGCTTTTGGAAAATTAGCTGATGAAACAGTTGACGCAGTATCAGCTTATAACGACATGTTGCTTAATCTATCAAGAAACTCAGATACAGATATAAACACTTTAATAGATTCTGGGCCTAACAGAATCCTTACCCCAGAAGGTTATGTAGATGCGCCAACGTCAACTCCTACAGAAAGATTTACAAAACAATTAGCTATAAAAATTCTTCAAGCTGGTCGAAAAGGTGAACTTGGGCCAGGATGGAAAAATTGGGATATGCGCGATGCTTGGGTTTACAGCCAACAAGTTGCAAGAATGTGGAATGTTGGAGATGTAACAAGCGCTTCGTGGTTACCGTTTGACAATTACATGCGGTTGCGTCTTAATTCTCCAGAAGCAGTTGCAGTGTTTGAACAACAAGCACGAATTTTATCAAATATTCTTTTTGTTGATGATGCAACAGCAGCTAACCCAGCGCGACAAAAAGGTTTAGTAGCATTAGATAATTTAATAACTTTGAATAGAAGTATTCGTTATTGGGAAGATATTCAAGCAGGTCGTGTAAAACTTAAAAACGTTGAAAGTAGCGGTGATAATGTTTCAGACATAGTAGCTATAGAAATAGCTAAACAAAATTTAGCTTTGTTACGAGAACAAAAAATTCAGATGGAAACAAATGACCCTAAGTTTTTTGATTCTATTGAAGCTATTATAAAAGATGAACTAAACGTTATACAAGCAAAAGCTGAACAAGGTTTTGATGAAACGTTTGCGCCTGATAATCAAAACGTTTTTGAATCAAACGAAAATGAAGGCATTACACAAAGGTCTCCAGAGCCAGGCACTTTTGAATATGACGCTGCAATAGATGAGCTTCACAGTCTTTCTAAAATACCTTGGAATGCAATTCTTGCTTTACGTGAAACTTATTTACAAAAACTTATGGCACCTTATGTTCTTAACGAAGGTATAGGACTTGTTGATCCTCCAAGTCGTCTTCAACATGGTTTAGATGGTTATGAACATATAACTGATATGGCTGTAGCTGAGATACTTAGAACTTCTCATATACCAATTTTGCCACAAAACATGCTTCCTTACTTAGGCCCAGAAAATCGATTAGGTTTTAAAGCACGCACATTTTTTGAGAAGTCTGAATTTGTTAGCACACGTTTAAATAGTAGAGCCGCAAGAATTACAGTAGAAAAAGTGCCTCAAGGTATAGCTAACTGGCATCAGCCTGACCATGCGTTAGTTCAAGTTGAACGTATGCTTCGAGATGTTTCACGCATTTCTGGTGTAGATGGTATCCCTATTTTAAAAAAAGCAGGTCTTAATGCTGATGATGTAATGATTGAGTTTTTAGATAAAACAACAAGCGTTACAGATATGGTAAAACATTATGACATTGTAGTTAACAAACTTGTTGACGCTCTTGTTGACACATTCGCTGATATGCCGCATCCAGTTAAAAATCCACGAGGTTTAGCAAATGGTGCAAAAATTGTTGACAAACAACAAGTTATAGAAATTTTAAGAGGCGATCTTACTAGTGCCCAAGAAATATTAACTAAAGCAGCAGATGAAGGTTTAGCTAAAGAAGCAGCTTTTGGAAACGTAGACTACACAACAGTTGTAATTAACGAAGACGGTCAAACTCTTTCAAGAAATATTGCTATTAGTCCTAGCCAAATGCGTGATAGTTCTGTTGTCCCACGTTTTGACATGTATCAAAGACTTATTAAAGCTGTTGTTGGAGATTATAAAATAGTATTAGATACAGCATTAGATGGTACAATTACAGAACGACTTGTACATATTGGTTCAAGTAGAGCAACAGTAAGAAACGCTAGAAGATTAGCTACAACTTACTGGAAAAAAAGTGTTCTTCTTACACCACGTTGGCAGATGGTTGTCAATATTGATTCGCTTTTAAGAACTGTTGCTACTGTTGGTGCAGCCGCAACTGTAGGCCGTATTGGTGACAGGGTAGATACTTTGCGTTCACGGTGGCTTACTAAAGCTGGTGTAGATGTTGATGCTATTGTCGAAAAAAAGTTGTACAAAACTTTACAAGATATTGAATTTGCGGAAAAAGGTAATCCACGTTTAAATGCGTTTGATCGTATAGAAATAGAAAACCGTCAAATTGAAGAAAAAATAACAGCAGTATCAAACGCTGAATCAGTACAAGAACTTTTTGATGTTATAGATTTTGATCGACTGCCTTCAGAAGGCAGGCCCAATTCTATAGTTAGAGACTTAAACAGTTACAGTGATTTTGATGATGTTTACCCAATTGCAGAAGCTGGAATAGCTGGCGAAGTAATCTTTCTTGATTTTATAGAGATTATGAGTATAGATGATTTTGTATTTTACAATACTAGATATAGGGAAACTGTTGAAGATTTAACTGCTATGTCTGGTTCTGATTTGTCATCAATGTCAAATCGACAGTTAATTGACCAATACAACAGAACACTTCTTGAGTTTAATGAACCACCTAGTTATATAGACTTTGAGATTGTAAACCAAGCAGCAACTCAAATTGATCCTATTGCAGATTGGTTTATTGAAGTTAATCCTAATAGTCAGTTGTCAGAGCAAGCATCTTTAATGGATGCAGCAGAATATCTTGAAGATTTATTTCCAAATCAAAATTGGGATGAACCACTTAATTTTCCTGATGAAGGTATTGGTAGGCCTTTTGAAAGACCTAGTTATCGAGACCCTGAACTGTCTCGTGATGCTGGAGTTCCAGGATACGATGTAAGTATTTCTGAAGTTATAAATGAAATGTTTGAGGAAGAGTTTTTTGAAACTTTACGTGCTGCTAGTGAGAATATTGAGTTAGCTAAAACTTTACCGCCAGGTGATCAAAAATCAAGACTTATAGCAAATATTAGATCTACTTGGCTAGAAATAGCTATGAAACAAATGGAAACAAATACTCGAAACCACGAATACTACCGTGTTCGTCAAGAAATGTTTTACAGAATAGCTCAAGACTTACAGAGTGATGCTGACAGCTATGTAAACGTATTGAGCAACGACCAAGCTAAGTTAGCTGAAACCGTAGTAACTTCTCGATACGCAAGTGATAAAGGTTTTAATAATGCTTTAGAAGTATCTTCTGATTTTTCTGCAATACAAAAAGCTATATCAGAAGAAACAGGTTCAACATTTAACTCGTCTGTTGATGATTCTTTTGTTTCGGAAACTCCACCAAACGAATTGTTAATTCCTGATTTACAAACAAATTTGCGTGACTTAGAAACAACAGGCAAATCTACACAAAACATGTTTGTTTCATCAGTTAACTGGTACAACAGACAACACGCTGATGGTGTTCCTGGTTACGAACTTTCTTATCAAGAGTTTGTAGAAAATGTTATAAACGAAGAATATGCTAAAGGTAGAAAACGTCGGCGTGTAGGTTTGTCTACAGGACTAGGATTATTTTTTGCTGGTCCTGCTGGTGGTCTTGCTGGTGCTGCTGCTTATAACAGATACTCTCGTAAGTCTTTAGCTATAGCTGCACAAAAACAGATAGCTGAAAGTTATGGTCAACAGCTTTTGCTTGAAGCTCATGACATGCTTCAAAGAATGGAAGATTTTGAAAACACAGTTTTGCTTCAAAGAACTGAAGATCTTGAAAGTTTTTCTTTAGGCGAAGTAGATGCTGATGGAAATGTTATTGAAACTTTTGGAGATCCAACTCCATTTCCTTTACTTAAAAGTGATTGGCAACGCTTATATGAAAATTTAGATCAAGATTTATTAGATGAGTTTGTAGCTTTTCAAGAACAAGCGCTTGGGTTAACAAATGCTAATACAGTAAGGTCTGCCGAAGAGATACAACTTCTTGTACTAAGGATATCTGAAGAATTAGATATAGCTGATTGGTTAGCTGCTAGAGGAAAAGATAGAAGAGAAGCTGCAAAACTTTTAGCGACTCGTGCAGAACTTGTAACTGATCATCAAAAAAATGTTGTTGCACAATTTAAATTAGATACTCCTGAAACTGCTGGACGTTTTGAACAAGCAGCAAAAGTTCTTGGAGATGCAGGTTATACGACAGCTCATGTTGGTGATATTAATTTAGGTAATCCGTGGGGCGATACTCCGCAAGTACAAAAAATTAATGAAAGAGTTAATAGCGCTAACGCAACTAAACGTCATATTTGGCAAGATCAAAATGCTGTGCAACGTGAATCAGAACGTTACGCAGGTTCTTACCAATACGATTATAATGTTCCACAAGAAACAGCAGGATTTAAATTAGCGTGGAATGATTTTATGGCTCGTCATGCTGGGCCTAGCGGTGTTCCAGGTGTGTCTGCTAATAGAGATTTTTGGCGACAGTTTTGGTTAGGGAGATCTTCTGAAGAAGTTATTGAATGGTTGCGTACTGATGGTAAAAAAGTATTAGACGATTTGCCTGAAGAATATAGAAGTCTTGAAGGCATTGAAGATCTTGAAAGAAAAACAAGATGGGAATCAGAAAGTCTTATACCTAATACTGCTGAGTTTGCAGCGGTACGTTTAAAATTAGCTCAAGGTAATGAAGTTAAATGGGATGTAGATATTCAGCCGATTATAGATTCAGTACAAAAGAAACAAAATATTTTGTTAGATGATATTACAATGTTTAGGGCGCAGGCAAAAACACTAAATGATAAAGATATTCCTTTCGTAAATAAGAGTTTTGATAATTTATATTTAGAAGATCCTCAACTTGGATTGTTAGTTCAGTCATATTATAGGGATACTGGTGGTACAGCTAATATTATAGTTGCTGCTGAAATTGTTAAAGCTATGCCTCCTATGCAACGTAGACGTGAAATAGCAGATCTTCGTCCTGATCAGTTTGGAGAAGTGGCTGAAGGGTTCTTACCAGAAAACGGTGCAATAGATTTTGGTAAAACTGTTACAGATTCTTCTTTCTTAGACGGGCAACAAACAACATCAAACATTAAACGTATTAAAGAATCTGTTGATTCTATATTGGATAATGCGTTTGAAAACTTGACAATGGTTGAAGACATTGTTTCCCGTGGAACATTGTTTGAGTCTTTGTATGAAGCACAAATGGCTATGGAGCTTCAACCATTCAGAAGATCAGATGGTACATATCGTTTAGATGGTGAAGATATAGAAAACTTGCGTGCTCGTTCAAGACGTAGAGCTATAAAAGAAACAAAAATGGTTCTTTATGATCTTGCAGAACGTTCAAGGTTTGAAGAAGTTATGCAAGAAATTTCTCCTTTCTTGGGTGCATGGACAGAAGTAACAAGTCGTTGGATAGGTATTGCTGCCGATAATCCAGTGTTTGTAGCTAGAGCTTTACGAGCTTGGGGAACTCTTACTGCTGAAGATGAAAACAGAAACAGTATGTTAGTATTCCAAATGCCAGGTGTTTTAGATGCAGAGGTGTTTGGCAAAAAAGTATTTGGCAATGTTAGTATTTTATCTAAACAAAAAATAGATTTAAATATTAAATCTGCTGCAATGCTTGGAAGCTTGCCAACGTTTGGGCCGATAGTTAGTTATCTATTTACAGAAGTTGCTTTAGAAGCTCCTGAAGTAATGGAAACTTTAGATTGGGTTGTACCTTACGGATTAGCTGAAGGTCCTAATCCTTTAGCAAGACTTGCAGATTCATTTAGTCCTTCTTGGCCTAAAGCTTTAACTGCTAAATTTGGTATGGATCAATCTGGTAGAGCAAAAACTAGAGTTGCAATTACACAAGATTATTTAGCTGAGCTTTGGGTTAACGGTCAAGAAGTTCCTAGCTCAGGTTCTGAAATGGATGAGTTTGTTAAAGAAGTTGATCGTAGAACATCAATGGTGTATGGCATAAAACTTATGCGGTCGCTTACAATTCCTATAGCTATTAAACAACAGTCTCCTTATTGGGGAACTATTTCTGAGTACTGGCGTAAACAAGATGAGATTGGTTTAGAAGAAGCTGACGATTGGCTTTTAGAAAACCATCCAGAGCTTTGGGCTTTTACTGGAAGAATAACTGCTAACAAAGGTGTTATAGCTGGCAACCTTGTTGGTCATCAAAATTATGAAAAGCATAAAGAAGTAGCTGACAAACATCCAGTGCTTAGTGGTTTTATTACAGGTCGAGATGGTGCAGTAGATGTACAGTTCGAACGTAATGAAGCTGTTATGCAAATAGAACGTAACCGTGGCAACCGTGAGTACTTACCGCCAGAAGGAATATTAACTTTAGCGGCAGAGAAAATAGGTTGGCGTGAGTATGGGGTCTTTAGAGAATCTATTGATTCAAGGTTGCGTTTGAAAGCTTTGTCTGGTGGTTCTGCAAGTCTTAATGCTAAAGATAATTACGAAGAGTCAAGAGCATTACGACAGTTTGTTAAAGAGTTAGGTGAAGAAAATTCTCAGTGGCTTACAGAATATAATGATCTTGGAAACATAGCTAAGCAGAAACAAATTTTGCAAGGCTTTAGAGATGTTGTAGATAGTGGTGATTTTGATTACCGTGTCGAGTTACCTTACATTGAAATGTTTATTAATTTGCATGACGCTATTGCTAAGCAAATGATTCTTCGAGCAAGAGTTGAAAACAATAACAGTTATTTATTGTTGAGTTATAAAGGCAATGAAGATCTTGAACAGAGATGGGCTATAGGCACATTGAAAATTCGTGAGTACCCAGATTTTAGTAACATCTATGATGTGTATTTTAGTAATATGTCTAGTGTGTCTACTGGAAATCTTACTCAATCATTAGTTAGCGTAGGAGCGTAAGATGGCTTTTTGGGATTTTATTACAGATGCGATGTCATATATTGGTGAATCACAACTTGAAGTAACAGAAGCTGAAAGACAGATGCAAGAAGAACTTGCTGTTTTAGTGAATAATAAATTAACTGAATGGGATAACGAAGGTGTAGAAGTAGAAATTCCTGCTGGTGTAAAAGAATCTGCAAATGCAGTAACAGCAAATGCTTCTGGTGTTAATGGATCTGATATAGATCCTAACCAATTCTTAAATCAATTTGGTGAACCAATAGAAGGACCTAAAGATCCTAAAGGTTCTACTAGAAGTCTTGTAACTGATTCTTATTTAATGGCAACTATGAATCCTTCTACATGGCTTCAGTCAGATTCTATGCCTGACATAAAACTAAATCCTTATCGGCTTGGTAATCGTCAAGCTCAAGAAGGAGATATGGATTATGTGGGGATGATGGGTACTAATGAAATAGAATTTTATGAACAAAGTTATAGAGGTCAAGGTGTAAGAAGAAGATCATGGGAACCTGATACCGCAATGATGGGTGATGGTTTTGGTGCATGGCAACGTCAAACTGTTGAAGATGTTCCGTTTACTATTTCTGATGCAATGGGAATTTTTGATGCACAAAGTCCAGAAAAACAACAACAGATTGCTGAAGGTTTAGCTTTAGGTAGTAATGGAATAAATTGGATGTATAGAGCTGTAGGCGATTCTATGTTTACAGATCCTGACATGATTTATAATAGAGAGAGTGTTAGACAAGCTTTTATAGGAATGGGTGATGCTGCAAGAACTATTGCTGGGACTCTTCAAGGTGGTTTTCAAGAACTTGGAGATGAGTTTATTCCTGATTTAGAACCAAACATTACTGTTGGAGAGTTTACTAACAACATTTTTGATGCAGCTATTAACGCTGGTGCTATTAAACGAATGGATCCTTTGTATATCCAAAATCGTGGTGAAGCAATTTTGCCTGCTTTGACTGGGTTAAGAGCTACTCCTGAATATTTGAAGCTTGTTAGTGGGTGGGCTGAACAGTTTCAGTTACAAAACATAGGTGGTAATCCGTATACAAATGAATCTAGGTTAGATGCGTTTATAGTAGATAAAACTAGAGATGAGTATTCTGATGAACTATCACAAAATCGTACGACTAGTAACGCGTCATCTTTGATGAAAGCTTTTGGGATTGAATAATGGAATTAGATACAAAGCAACAAGAAGTACGATCACGGTTAGCTGCGACTCTTTACAATATGGGATTGCGTTCAGAAGATCTTATAGATGCGTTAGCTATAGCTCAAAATGAAAGTGTGTGGGATGAAGAAGCGTATTATGGTGAAGGTAATGATATCTCTTATGGTTTGTTTCAAATTAATACAAAGAAAGACACTGAATGGCAAGAGATTATTAATTTCTTAACTGGGGGTGATGGAAGTACATTAGAAAAAGAAGAGCTTTGGGAGTACGATACCCAGATATCTGCGTTTGTAATGAAATATTTATTACAAGATTATGCTTTTAGTGATTGGGCTACACACCCTTCGTATTCTGATACTCATGATGTACCCTGGACCGAAGCTAAACAAAAAAAATGGGAAGAAGGAAGAACAGATGCGATTGAATTTTTAGAAAGAACTCCAGGGTTAAATGATTGGGAAATATCTGATCCTCAAAATAATCTTTTTACTGGTGTAGTTAATGAAAAAATTGCTAGAGGTCAACAAATAGCAAATGAATACATGGGGCAAAATATTCGTGTTGACGGTATGGGTTTTACAGGGAGTAGGGGTGGTAATGAATGGGCTGATGTAGTAAGGGTTATACAAAAAACTGTTGGGGCAGATGAAGATGGTTCTTATGGCCCTGACACAATTAAAGCACTTGATGATTGGTTTGTTGACCAAGAAATTATGCTTGATGGTATCCCTCCAGAAAGAACTAGTTCCTTTAGTAGCACCAATCTAGAAGGCAGACCTATGTCTGTATCTTCTACAGATGCAAATGAAAATGTTGTTTATAACGAAGAACTTGACAGGTACGAACCTATTTCTTTTACTGAAGATGGTTTAGAACGAAGAGACGACTTTGCTCCAGAACCTTCATTTGATGAACGTGAAGAAGATCAAGCACTTCTTGATAACCAAGAAGAAAGAAGAAGTTTTGATCCAGGGCCTGCTCCTGATTTACTTGATCAAGATGAAAAAAAGTTTGAGACAGACGAAAGCATTCTTAAATCTACTGAAAATGCAAAACGAAACAATCCTAAGCTACATTTTTATAGATGGTTAGCTGGGCGAGACGACGCAACTATTAACGGTATTAACATAATTGATATTATTGAAGCTGATGAATCAGGTTTCGAAATAGGCACTGATCAATATGATGAATGGGTAGAGTCTCTTGTTTCTCAAACAGAGTTTTACAGAAACCATGCTGATATTTACGTTGAGAATGCTAGTGAATGGTATGCAGGTGGGCTTGATGAAGGTTGGACTGAGCGACGTAAAGACTTAGTAAGTAGTTATGTCCAAAGTATCAATAATCTTTCTGGCAAATTAAATCTAAATTTAGATGATGATGAAATTTTAGAGTTAGCTAAAGTTGCTTGGTTTAACGGTTTTGATGTACAAGAGTTACAAGATTATGTAGCTGAAGCTGAAAACGTTAGTTTTGATGAGGGAGCTATAGCTGGTGGTTCAATATCAGATACTCGTTCTGATGTAAAGAATTTGTATAGAAAATATTTGATGATCCCTAATGAGATTCTTTTAGAAGAAAGCAGCAAAAAAATATTTAGAGGTACAACAACAATAGATTTTATTGAAGATGAGTTGCGTCAACAAGCAGCAGATGTTTACCCAGTTTTTGCAGACAGAATTTTAGCGGGGCGTAGTCCTTTGCAAATTCTTAGTGGCTACGATTCTATTTTTTCTTCTGTTACAGGTATTCAGCCTCAATGGGATGGTGAACAAAAAGATGTTGGTATCAAATTAGCTAGTGGAGCTAAGTTATCTACGGGGGAAGATGTTAATGCTGGTAATTTAGCTACATGGTTACGTACTGATTCAAGTGTTGGTTATAACGAAATGCCTAAAGCTGTAAATAATGCTTACAGTTTAGTTAAAGGCTTAGGACAAACGTTTGGAGCGGTAGCGTAATGGCTGATAATCCCAATTTTAAATTAGGTGACGAATACACCGGACCGGCTGTAACTAAATCTAGAGATGGTAGACCCGGCAAAGTTATTAATACGAAAGACGGCACTTTTGTTGAAGGCACAGATGCTCAAGGCAACGGTATCAGATATGTTTGGACTGGGGTAGGTGACAACTTTGTTCCCGAAGGTGGCTGGTCTGATACTGATTTTCAGATAGCTGAAGATGCTCGTATTCAAGAAGAGATGAAGTTTGATCGTCAGAATGATCCTAATCTCAGAGGGGTTGTGCGTGCTGATGGGAGTTTTCAACCTGGTGTTTATACTGAGAATGAGGCTTTTTATCGGCCACAAATTAAACCTAATATAGAAACAGATAGTAAAGGTAGATTATCTTATCTACCTGGTCCAGTAGATGAAGAAGGTAACCCTACTTGGGTTTTTAATAAAGAGTTTAATTCAACAAAAACACCTTCAGGCACTTCTCCAAACACTCTTTCAGACACTTCGTACACAGATTATTTAAAAGAACAAAACATTGCTGGAGCTAAAGGCATTATAGAAAGTTTTCTTAAAAAATTTGGTTTAGCTGGTTTATCAAGTTGGGCACAAGCCCAAGCTGATTTAGGTATGTCATCTGACGCAATGACAATGGAACTACGTTACGGTACTGATCCAACAGTAAGAAAAATTTATGATGCAGCGTTTCCTGCTATGGCGGGAAGACGTACAGAAGGTTTAGCAGAAATAAGTGAAACAGAATACATGGAATTAGATCGTGGTTATCAACAGATAGCTAGCGCTTCTGGATTAAATCCAGATCTTATGAACAAAGAACGTATAACTACTTTACTTAATAATGATGTTTCATTATCTGAGTTTCGTGGGAGAGTTACTGTAGCAGAAGATTATGTTAACGATTTGCCTGCTGAAGCTAAAGCAATAGCTCAACAGACATACGGTTATACCAGCGAAGATATGGTTTCATTTATATTAGATCCTACTCTTACTGAAGATATTAAGAAAACTTCTCGTAACTTTGATGTATCACGTTTACGTGCAGCTTCTGCACAAAGTTTAAATCAAACATTTTCAAAAGAAGTTGGAGAGCTTTTAGTTTCTAATGATGTTCAAGCAAGAGAAATCTCTGCTCGTTTGTCTCCATTAAGCGGTTTAACTGATACTACTATTTACGATAATGCTTTAACTGCTGATACTTTAACTGAAGCAAGTTTTGGATTAAATGCAAATTCTGGTAATTCTCTTAGAAGATCTAAAGCAAATCGGTTAAACAGTTTTGCTGGTAGCTCTGGACAATTAGCTACACAAGAAGGAATAGTTGGCTTAGGTAGAGCGACTTGACTTGACTTATAGAGTTTTCTTTGTATAATTGTTTATGTGATTCGGCCCTTGCGGGGTGTGCTGTTTTGCAACTTCCATCTGGGGTACCACCGCCTTAGATGTGTACCTAAGGTGAGAAAAATGGCAAACTCAAATTCTACACAAAACACTGATCAGAAGCCAGAGAATTTTCGTCGTGTTTATGAGGATAAAATTAGTTCTTTAAGTCAAAGAACTGATGAACAAGATAAAGTGCTTGCAGAAAAAGACGCTTTAATACAGCGTTTGCAAAATCAGAATTCGTTTCGTGATGCCGGACTTGATACGTCTGATAGATTGAACGAAATGTTTATGAACGCTTATCAAGGTGATATGTCGGTTGAAGCTATTCAAGCAGAAGCTAGTTCGCTAGGTCTGTTAGATAGACAACCAGCAGCACCTGTTCAACAACCTTATGAGTACCAAGATTCTATGGGTGATGAGGCGCAACAAAGAATTGTTGCCGCTGGACAAGGTGGCGATCCAATAGCATTAAAATCATTAGATGATGCTATGAACGGTGCTAAAAATGCTACTGAACTGCAAGCAGTTTGGGAAGCAGCCGGGAATGTTTGGAACGGCGCAGTCTAGTTAGTTAAAGTGTAGAATCTTAACAATTAGGATTTTACTATGGCATATACACCCCCCTTTACAGCGGCTGGCTATACGGGTACTACCCAATTAACCAACCAAGTTCAAAAAGCATACGACTTAATGGCGCATTATGCGTTGCGTACAACTCCATGTTATGAAGTTATCGCAGATGTTAAGTCAACAAGCCAGAGCCATAATGGTTCTGGTATCCAGTTCACATTCTGGACTGATCTTGCTCAAGCTACTGCTGAGTTGGCGCAACATATTGATGTTACGCCTCAAGCATTAGGTGATTCTAAAGTTGACATTACTCTTAAAGAGTATGGTAACGCTGTTCTTACTACCGCTAAGGTACGTGCAACTTCTTTCTTAAACGTTGACGCTGATGCAGCTAACATTGTTGGCTACAACATGGCAGACTCAATGGATAAGATTGTTGCCGATATCGCTAACGGTGGTACTAATGTACTTTACGCTAACGGAGCAGCTAACCGTGGTGCTATTCTTCCAGGAGATAAATTTGGTGCTGCTGAAGCACGTCAATGTGTAGCTGATCTTCGCACACGTAGTGCGCCAGGTTGGGAAAACGGCAACTTCATGGCGATCATTCATCCAAACGTTTCATACGATCTTCGTAGTGACGCTGCGGTGACTGACGTTATCAACTACCAACTGTATCAAGGTACAGGCGAAGCAATCAAAGCAGGTTCAATCGGTACATTCAACGGTGTTGAATATATTGAGAACCCTCGCGCTGGTGTTATCACTGCTGGTGGTACTGCTGTTGGTGGCGTTGCGACACAGGTATTCCAAACACTTATTGTTGGCCGTCAGTTTATGGCTAAAGGTTTCAGTCGGGCACCAGGATTCGGTCCTGAACCATCTGTAGTCTTTGGTCCACAGGTTGATGTACTCAAACGTTTCAACCCAATCGGTTGGTACCATCTTGCCGGATACGGACGCTTCCGTGAGGCATCAGGTATTCGTGTTGAGAGTGGCGCAACAATTAACGTAGTAGCTACCTGATAAACAGATGAGGCTGGGGGGACCAGGTTTTCCCCTTTCCCTGGTTCCCCCTCCTGAATCTGCTAGGATTATATTATGCCTAAAGTTAATGGGAAATCTTACGCTTATACGCCTGCGGGAAAAAAGGCTGCGGCCGCCGCTATGAAAAAGAAGAAGATGAAGAATGCAAAAACCAAACGGTGATGTAGTGATTAAACCAAAGCCTATTCAAGGAACAGGTACTTCTAATGGCTAGTGGTCTTTATAGTAAAACGTTTGCAGATTTAATGACACAAGATAATACTGTTGATTTTAATCTTGCACAGTTTAGTTTGATGCTTGTTACTTCTTCTTATACTCCTTTGTTTGATACTCATACAGGTAAAAGTGATGCTCAAACTTACGAAGTTACTTCTGGTGGTTCTACTAATTACACTGCTGGTGGTAAAGCTTTAACAACTGTAACTTTAACTAGAACAAGTGATAACACTTCGGTGATTACTTGGGATGCAGATAATGTGAGTTGGACTAGCTCAACTATTTCTAGTGCAGCAGGTGGTGTGATTTACGATAACACTAACTCTGGGCTTCCGTTGATTGGGTTTATAGATTTTGCTGGTTCGTTTAGTACTACTTCAGGTACGTTTGAAGTTCAATGGAATCCTTCAGGCATATTCACATTCGATTTGACACCGACACCATAGGAGATATGGATGCCTACATCAAACTATCCAACGTCGTTAGATACTACGGCGACACAGGTTACGCCTACTTCTTCAACAGATTTAGATGCTACTGGTTACGAACATGATCTTGTTCATGGTGCTGCTTCTACTGCGCTTATAGCTTTACAAACAAAACTGGGTATTAGTGCTTCGCCTGCTGCTTCTGCTACTGCTGGT